AGAGATTGTTTTTCCAGTTACGGAGATTAGACAGATAAAGCCTCACGAATACAGAGGGTTTAATTTTGCTAAATTGATAACTATTTACAATGCTGAATACACGTTAAGGATGACAGCAGAAAAAGCAATAGAGAGGTTAAATAAAAAACTAAAGTAAGTGGATCAGGATCTCAATAATTTGTATGTACAGATTGGCGAACTTGTAAAGAAAGCCGTTATTCTAAATTTTAGAATACAAGGGCACGTTATGACTGGAGATTTAATTGAAACAATCAACTACAAAATAGAGCAGACAGATATAGGAGGCAGGATAGATTTTTACTTAAATGACTATGGAATGTATCAAAACTATGGAGTAAAGGCCTCAGAGATAAAGAAACCATTTGCAAGGCCAAGAATAGAAGGGTTACAGAGATTTGCTAAGTTAAAATTGGGTATTTCTAATGACAAAGAAGCGTTAAGTGTAGCATTTGCCATAGCAAAGAAACATAGTATAGAGGGAATGCCGACAAATAACAGCAGATCTATGGGTAAGAAGACTGGAGCCATTAACGATGCGATAAAAGATACAGAAAAAGAGGTGGCAGAACTTATAGAAAAAGCAATGGATATATATATTACAACAATGATTTCAAATACACTACAAAAAGTATCATAAATATGACATACGAACAAGCACAAGAACAAGAAGCAATAGCAAACGAGGCATTGGGAGACAATACAGAGACAGTAAAGTATGGTATCTTTGCCTTTTGGCCTTTAAACTGGGTAAAGAATTGGGATATTGTGATGTACCCAACGGTATATGAAACTCAATTTGTTGATGCAGACGATAGCGTAAAGTTAGCGTTTCAAAGAGTATCTGCTCAAACATCTTATAATATTGCTTCTGGTAGTTCTTACGATGAGTGGGTTACCTTATTCGATACCTTAACTGCCAGTGATGAGGAATTAAACAACTATCTAAACGGATAACAATGGATATAATCAAATACGAACTTTCAAAGAACCAATACATCCAGGAGAAGCACGAAAAGAAACAAATCTATTTGCATCATACTGCCGGGAATGGTTCTGCAAAGAATACCATTGACTGGTGGAATAGCAATGTAGACAGAATTGCAACGGCTTACGTTATCGATGCTGACGGAACTATCTTACAAGCCTTTGATGACAAGTATTGGGCGTATCATTTAGGGTTAAAACCTGAAGTGTTTAAAATGTTTGATGCTCCATTCTATTGGTTAGACAAAATCAGTATAGGTATAGAAGTTTGTAACTGGGGTTATTTGACAAAAAAGAAAGATGGCTTTTATAACTATGTCGGAAAGCGTATCAATGACAATGAGGTGACAGAATTGGATAAGCCATTCAAAGGATTTAAGTATTGGCATTCTTATACAGATGCACAGTTAAAAAGTATCAGACAATTGCTTACCTTTTTATGTGATAAGTACGGCATTGATGAAACATTCACTAATAGTTTTGACATTGATGCTTCTGCTGTATTTGGATGTCCTGGTATATATACCCATAACAGTGTAAGAAAAGATAAAAGCGATGTTTACCCACATCCAAAATTAGTTGACATTTTAAACAATCTATAATGGCAATAATTTACGGCCCAGTATATTTAACACAATCTATGTATGCTCCTTGTCTATGGGTGACAAGAATAACAAGTTCTACTCCCATTGTCAAAGCCTCATTGAGTGCTGTTGTTGATGGGACATTCACAACAATAGACAAATCTCCTTTCAAAGTGGTGTCAAATGATTACTACTTTGAATTTGACTTTAGCAGAATATTACAAACACAGAGCCAACCGAAGCCACAAGCACAAACGAGTATCTTTGGAGCCAACTTTGGACAACCTTATTTGACTGCAAATCCTGACATACAAGGGGATTTTTTAGGATTGGTTAAATATTACAATGTTGATCCAGTCACTGGCCTTTTGGTTATTGCTCCTGGCACAGATATATTGACAATTAATTATGCTTTGAGTGGTGCTCCACAGCCATTCAATGAAAATCAAGGTTTCAATACCTATTGTATCACTTATGCTGGGAATCAACCTGCTTTGGTTACTCATCCATTTGGATTAAGTTATTATAAGCCTATCTGCGATACAGAGAATGAGTATATGACCTTCTTGCCAAAGGATGCCAACTTAAATGCTTTCCAGGTACTTACCTTTGATAGTGGTGGCAACTTATTACAGACAGCAGTAAAGAAGTTTAGTGGTAACAATACTTTTATCCCTTATACGATTGGTGTTGGTGTACCAAATCTTACTGGTGTTACTTGGGATAGTGGTGGGATTACTACCTTTAGTGGTGTGAAATACTACACTGTTTCTATGGGTAATAATTCAATGTTTGGGTACCAGGCCTCAAGTAAATTGTATGTTTTTGACATCAAAGAATGTTGTACTAAAAACTTGAGATTGCTATGGATGAATAGATTGGGAGGTAGTGAGGCATTCACATTCAAAGTGACAAACATATTCAAGGAGGTGGCAAAGAGCGAAACTGGACAGATACCTGCGAGATGGGATGCGTCTTTTTCTTTAGGTCCTTATTTGGCTCCCATTCGTTCCTTTGACAAAGGTAGGTTTAAGATTAATTCAAATGCGGAAAAGGTGTTTGAAGTAGAAAGCGAATACTATCTTCCAGAGGTGGGTTATTGGTTAATGGAATTATTATCCAGTCCTGAAGTTTATATGGAGTGGCACGATCCAATGAAGCAGTATTTTAATTTCAACATTGAGAGCGGATTTGTGGCAGTCATTGTGGATGATGCTGAATTAATATGGAGTCAGACCAATGAACTTGTAAATGTGAGAGTAACTTTTAGAATGAGTAATTATGTCAATTTACAACAGAACTAATGGCACGAATAGAAATATACATTGATGGGATAAAAGCGGATTTGCCTGAAAAGGATTTGAACTTGAATTTGACCTTTGCGTTAAAGGATAGAAATGGTATTGCGATCAATAGTGGGAGCAGGAGTGAGTATAGTTTTGACTTACCTGCGACAAAGCAAAATGACTATATCTTTTCGAGGTTTCACGATGTTGGGGAGGTCACATTTAGTAAGCAGGATTTACTCCCTGCTATTATTATTGTCGATGGCTTACCATTCTTTGAAGGAAGGGCACAAGTGAGAAGTGTAACAACACAGCAGGATAGGTTCTACTGGAAGGGATTATCTTACAAGGTGTCTTTCTATGGCAATAATGTGGATTGGGTAGCAGATTTGAAAAATAAGTATATCTATGAACTTGACTTTGGGAATATAACACTTGGAACAACTGCTAACTACTTAAATTATTTGAATAGTTATCCTGCTTCTACTTTTTGCACACTACCAATGAAGTTCAAAGATTGGGATGTTCCAGGACAAATAGATCCGTACAAAGAATTTTTCCCTGCTTTATTCATTAAGGGAATAGTAGATAAAGCATTTAGTGCAATAGGATATACAGTTCAATCAAATTTTTTAAATACTCAATGGTTTAAAGGACTGATACTACCTATTCCTTTTGATATAACAAGAGGTATTTCAAATGCTGAATTGTCAAACAATTACTTAAATTTTACTGGAAGCGAACCACCTACTTTAACTCAAAATCCTTATATGGGTGGGCCATATACTGCTAATCCAATAACAATTTATACCAATCCAGTATTAGCAACACCATTTAATCCTGCTACTTATATTTATACAGTTCCTCAAGATGGCTATTATATTGTTTCTTTATATATAAAAGTTGTAACACCTACTGGCACAGAAGGCCATTGGACATATGGAGGTATTGCAGATAGTGGTGGAACTTGGGTAACTGGGACTAATTTTAATTATGGTACTATATTTGGGTATTATAATGGAGATGTTGATGCTAATTTTACATCAAATGTTCAATTTTATAATGCTGGTCAACAATTGTTTTTTAATATGTACAATGTTACATTGGCAACTGGTATAACTTGGGAATATGGATGGAATATAATAGGTGATTTTGTTATATCAGATCCCACAACAATAGATTTTAAATATTTAATTGACCAGAAATGGAGGCAATTAGATTTAATCAAAGGTATTGCTCACTTATTCAATCTTACCTTTGAGACAAATGTTGGATTAAGAACAGTTACTATTGAACCTGCTGACAATTACTTATATACTTATCCAAGTGCTAATACTATTGAACAAGGGTTCTATAATAAGACATTTAGTGACCTTACAAGAAAGGTGGATTTGAATGTTAAAGGCGAATTATTCAACATTGATGACTTTGAAAGAAGCATTCAGTTTATATACAAAGAGGATAGTTCAGATGCAACAGTTGAAGCACTTAACCAGGGACAAAATGTCCCTATGGCAGGAGCACAATTTAACTTTCCAGTAACCAGGTTAAAAGATGGGATTACAGACATAGAAAATCCTTTCTTTGCTCCGACATTATTATTTTATAGTCCTGATGTAACTGATGTTACAAGTTCAACACAATTTTATGTGCCTTTTGCTTGGCCAGAGAATTATGCTGAAAATCCAATAGCAACACAAGGCAATTATGATATTGAGCCAAGAATATTATATCACAATGGGTTTTTATCTCCAACTCCACAAGCCCCACAAATAATCATTAAAAATCCATTTGGTGGCGGTACATTGGTAGTCAATGCTGTGGAAGTGTTTATGCAAAATTACAACACACCAGGCGTATATCAATCCCTTGTGTTTGGTAGCGAAACAATCAATGGTGTTTATGTCAAAGGATTGTTGGAGAGATTTTACTTGGCAGAAATGATAAGGAGAATGTATGGTAAGCAAATGGAGGTCTATATGTTTTGGGATGTCCTTATGCTTAACAATTTGACCTTTAGAAACACTGTACAGATACACGGAGACAATTACATCCTAAACGAGATAAACTCCTTCAGCGTAGTAAATCAGAGAAGCACAAAGACCTATCTCACATACGATGCGAAAGGCGATGGAACAGAAGTAAACAATATTGAGAACACAGCAATTTTAACAAAATACATACCATAATGGCACAAGTAATAGGTTTTAGTATCAACATTGAGGGGATTAAATCTATATCTCAACTAAACGCAGAGATCAAAGAGACAAAGAAATCCTTTGAAGAAGCAGAAACCGCTGCGGAACGATTAGAAATAAGTGAGAAGTTAGGTAAGTTAGTAGCGGAACAGAAAGCAGTTAAGAAAGCACAGGATGACATAAACAAATCCTTTTTAGAGACAACTGGAGCCATTAGGCCTTATGATGCTTTGAGTGCCAAGTTGAACAAGTTAAGAAAGGATTACAAGGACTTGGCAGTAAGTAACCAGGGGAATACAGAAGAGAGTAAAAAACTATTGGCACAGATTCAAGACCTGGATAAACAATTGAAAGGTATCGATGCTTCAGTCGGTCAATATCAAAGGGAAGTTGGTAATTATTCCAATAAGATACAAGAAGCAGCAGGAGCACTTGGGCCATTTGGACAAGCGGCAGGTAAAGCCATTGGATTAGTTCAAGGTTTGGGTGTAGCATTTAAGTTTTTATTAGGTCCAGTAGGTTTAGTGATTGCTGCCATTGGTGCTATTGTTGGTTCTGTCCAGGCATTCTTTAAATCGAGTGAGGAGGGACAAGACAGTTTAGCAAGATTTGGTGCTGTATTTAATGCTGTATTCAAAACAATACAAGACACTGTTGGTGTGATAGGTGGGGCAATTATCAAAACGATTGAAGCCATTGGATCAGGTATAAATAATGTCTTAACTGCTGTCGGATTGGCTGACAATACTTTGGTTAAAAATGCCAATAAGGCTCTCGATTTAGCAAATAGAGTGGATGAACTGGAAGCGAGACAAAGAAAGAATTTAGTCGCAAATGCTAAAAGAGAAAAAGAGATAGCAGAAGCCAAAGATAAGGCGGCACAAAAGGATAAGTTTAGTGCTCAAGAAAGATTGGCAGCATTAGACAAAGCCATTCAATTAGAAAAGGATATTCTTGCTGAAAATACAAAGATTGCAAAAGAGAAATTAAGTATAGAGAAAGCACAGAACGCTTTAGGACAAAGAACAGAAGAGCAGAAGCAAAGAGAGGCAGAACTGGAGGCAGAACTTATAAGACAACAAACGGCATACTTTGAAGGTACAAAGAGATTGCAACAAGGTAGGGTTTCTGCCTTGAATGAAATCGAATCGGAACAAAAAGCAAAAGAGGAGGAGGCAAGAAAGAGATTTCAAGAGATACAAAAAGAGCGAAAGAAGTTCCAGGAAGATGAGGCTAAGTTCCAACAAGAAGCCATTAAGAAAAATGCTGACATTATTCAACAGACAAATAAGATTACAACGGACCTTATTGCCAATGAATACGAAAAAAGGAGAGTAATTGCACAGAAGGCAGAGGAGGCAGATGTTAAGGCATTGAATGATGGGTTAGCAGAACAAAAGAAAGTTAACCAGGAGCGAATTAAAGAGGCAATAAAACTATACGGAGCGACATCCAAAGAAGTAGAAAAGGTAAGAACCAAAACAGAGGCAGAAGAGAAGCAAACTGCTGACCAAATTGAGGCTTATAAGACAGAGAGAGCCAAACAAACGGCTAAAGAATTGGAGCAAATCAAGAAAGACCAACTCCAAAAGGAAAAGGAGATGCAAATTAAGGCCTTTGAAGACCAAATGTCATTGGAGAAAGCAACAGCGGATGCTCTACTTATGCAAAAACAACTACAATATCAGCAGGAAAGAGCCTTACTCGATGCAAATAAGAAGGAAGATGCTGCTAAAATATTGGAACTGGACAAGAAATTAGCACAAGAGCAGTATTACATCACACAAAATAGGTTGAAAGATGAACAAGAACTCATTGAAAACCAACTAAAGAACAATACACAACTCACACAACAAGAGCAGGAAGTCCTAAAGAACAGATTGGTGGCACTAAAGACAGAAGAGGCCACTAACTTTGCGAATGCGGAACAGAAAAAGAGGGATGCTTCCAAGGCCACAACTGACCAGGTGATTATCGATGCTCAAAAACAAGCGGAAGCACTAAACAAAACGATACAACAAGTCGGATCCTATACAAAGATGGGACTTGAAGCCATTGGTTCGTTTATAGACAGTGCTAACCAGGCACAGATGCAAAAGTTCGATGAGGACTTACAAAAGTCAACAGAGAGACAGTCAATGTTGGAAGAGGAACTACAAAACTCTACTGGATTACAAGCACAATATATCCAACAACAGATTGATCAGGAATTGGCATCACAAAAGAAATTGGCAAAGGAGAAAGAGAAGTTAGAAAAAGAGGCAAAAGTTCAAAAGAAAGCACTTGCGATTATTGATTCAATTATCAATACTGCCCTTGCGATTTCATCTGCCAATACTTTGCCTCCTCCTGCCAATGTTCCTGCTATGATTGCGGCAGGTATTGCTGGAGCCATACAAACGGCAATGATTGCGGCCCAACCTTTGGCAACTGGTGGTGTGGTAGGAAAGCCTGGCACAGATATAGTACAATTCGCAGGTGGTGGAAAGGTAACGAGCAGGGGGAATATAAAGCCATTATCCAACGGAGACAATGTACTTGCTACATTAAAGACTGGAGAAGTGGTATTGAATCAACAGCAGCAAAATAGGATAGGTTATCAGACATTAAAGAAAGCGAGAATACCAGGCTTTGCCAATGGTGGTATGGTAGGTGCTCCCACTACTTTGATACAATCTTCCAATGCTATGATTAGTGAGGGAATGATGCAGACACAGATGTTGCAAGATGCTGTAATGAGTGCGAACAATAGAATAGATAGGTTACAAGTGGTTTATACATCCTCTACTGATTACGATGTGAGACAAGGCAGAAGCGACAGAGAGAGTATTATTACGAATGCGACATTCTAAATAAAAATGGGGTAAAGGAAACCACTCCCTTACCCCTAACCAATAAAACCAAATTATGAGCGATAAATATACTAAAAAAATAAAATATCCAAAATAAATTTATGTATATAAGAGAAATTCCTGAAGAACACAGAGCAGAAATTATTGAAATTGTCAATCGTAACAAAGGATCAGTTATTAGATTTGGACATTTAGACCTGGTTAAACTATTTACTTTCTACTATCGGTATATCGGTAATCTTAGAGCCAACAAAGATTTAAGACAGACTGTAATGTTAGAGATGCAATGTGGAAAGTGTGTCGGTAGAGTGCAATCATATTTTGTTGCGAAAGTTAAAGAATGGCAATGATCAACCAGTCGAAAGTAAATAAAGAATTCTGTAATCTTCTCAATGAAAATGTCAAAGAATATTGTGATGTGAGTAAAAGGGAAGTCACACCAGAGACATTAATTGAATACTTAGTTACTCACAATGTGATTAGGCAGTCAATGATTAATCGTTATATGGTCATTAAATTGTACCCTGAATACCTGGAGGAATACGGCAGTAAAATGAGAGCAGTTAAGGAATTATCGAGGACCTTACCCATTCACGAAAACGGAGTCTATTCTATTTTGGCTAATCACTATTTCTACTTCACTAAAAACAAAATGAAGTTTCCGTAAAAAAAATATAAAAAAAAGTTTTAAAAAGTTTTGAGAAATACAAAAAGGGTTTTATCTTTGATACTATCAATGACGATCAGATATTTTATCATAACCAAAAACCAAGTATTATGGAATTCACTTTCAAAAACCACAACATCAAAATCAATTCTTTTTTCTATCAGCCTAACTGTTCTCAAACTGGCTTAAAAGAATGTTACCTATCTGACGATCTTACCATAACTGATGCTAACGGCAACGATGCTTCCAATTTCGATGCTAATTTTAGCAATGCAGAATTCAAGGAATTTATGGATAAGATTGAGGAGACTATAAGATATTACTTACACTATTATTACTAAGCAAAATTACCAGGTGGCGGAATTGGTAGACGCTAAAAGGGATAAGGAGAAGTTACTGGAGGACAATCCCAAGTCAAGTAACATTATTCATATAGGTTCGAATCCTATCCTGGTATCTAAATTTTTTAACCATTTAAAAACCAATTTTATGAGATCAATTATTTTAACCGCACTTCTTGTATTAGGCTCACTTATCCTTATGGGCCAATCTAACGAAAAATTGTACTGTGTTCAAATTATGAGCACGAGAAATCCTCAAATGTTCGAGTATGACAAAGATGTCATTGACACTGTTTACTTGGAAAGAAAGGTCATCAATGATGTTACCTGGTATCGACTGATGGTTGTTGCTTACAACGAGGCAGACCAGGGGATGTTGCACACTTACTACTCCAAGAAGTATGGTAAGTGCCTAATGGAGATTAGAGATTACAACTGTCTTTTTGTATGGCAGATGTTAGATAGAAAAATAGTTTACTAATAAAACATAAAACAATGACACCAAAAGAAAAAGCAATAGAATTAGTAAATAAGTATTTACGAATTTATGATGGTAGAGTAATACAAGGTAAACAATGTGCATTAATAGCAGTAGATGAGATTTTAGATGACGATGTATATGATATGAGTGAAAAACTATTTGAAAAAAGAATTGAATATTGGGAAGAAGTAAAACAAGAAATAGAAAGGCTATAACACAAAAGTAGGCGAAGTTTATTTCGCTTACTGACTGTTATCCGCAGTTTTAATTGCGGTATCTAAAACTAAAAATTTTATATGTTACTTAAAAGACATTAAACTAAAATAAGATGGAACAAAAACACACAGCAGTAGAATGGTTAGTTGAAACAATAAATAATAAAATTGATTATATTCCTATTAAGTATTGGGATTCAATTAGAGATATTGTACAACAAGCCAAAGAAATGGAGAAGGAGCAGATAATAGAGGCTTTTTGGAATGGCGATAATACTGATTGTTTGCAAGAACAAAACTCTAAAGAATTTGCAGAAAAATACTACAACGAAACATATGGAAGCAAATAAACTACGATACATTGTGATGGTCCTGGACACTAAAAGTAAGGAGCACGATGGCAAAGTATTCGCCTCTTACGATGAAGCAAGGGAATTCGCCAGGGACTATCTCGAAGACAAGTACTGTGATAAAATTGTGATTGGAATGTTTTATCTTTCGGAGAACAAAGATATAATGATAACTAACATTGAAACATTTGGCTTTACCGGTGACAATAAAAACTTTAATCAATCAAAACTATTCTAAATGATTTCACATCAGTTTACAGACTTCTTATTCTTACTTGGCGAAGATTCCATTGACTTATTCAATTACTTCAATGCAAAGAAATTGCACGGACTATACAGGAAGGATTGCGAAAAGAAAACAGATACAAAGTACAGTGCTTTCATTGCAGGGATGTGCAACGAGATTCCAAATAGTGATAATAAAATGTACATCTTTATCAATTCCAAAATACTTGGAAACGGACACAAGGATATTACTCTTATCTTTCACGAGGCAATGCACTTGGCGTTCTGGAAGTATAACTACGATGTAAGCAAAGAGGAGGATATGATAACTTATGCAGAACTAACTACCAGTTTAATCCATAGGCTATTAAAATTAAATCTATGTAGTATTGAATTGTAACAAATATTTACTATTTTTATTTCACAAACCAAAAACCACTATTATGTTAAAAACAGTTATTAAGAATTTAGACAAGTTTGACAATGATTTAAAAATTATTGTTGTTAGAGCCTACATTGAAGGGTATCAAAAAGCACTTGAAACTTTAGAAGGAAACAGTGATATTGTCATTGATGCTGCTGACGAATATTTTGATAAGATTCAAGACTTTAGAGTCATAAAATTAGAAATTGATGACGATATAAGACCTATCATTTAAGATTTTCATTAGTTTTTTAGACGTTAGTAATTTAGATTAGGGGCCTCTACCATTCGGTAGGGGTTTTTGTTTTATCCTAATACAAAACAATCATAACTTTTTAAACATTTTGTAACATAATTTTACTGCCAAATAATCTTATGGCAGAACAATCCTATACAGACTATCCTAAAGCAGCATCTGAGAACGCACAAAGAGCACTTAACTGGGCAGAAGAGAATGGATGGGGGACTTGTCTTGAGGCAACTGGCAAACAAAGAGCCAATCAATTAGCAAAGAGAGAACCGATTTCAAGAGAAACTATCTCCAGGATGGCATCTTTTAAAAGACATCAGCAACACAAAGATGTTCCGTATAGCGAAGGGTGTGGTGGTTTGGCTTGGGATGCTTGGGGAGGTACTGAAGGAATAGAATGGGCTATAAGAAAGTTGAAACAAATCGATAATCAAAATCCTAACGCAATGATTGAAGCAAATATATTAGGAGTAATTGAGCCATCAAGTGCTAATACACGAGATGCTATTAATAGTGCTTTACTGGAGGCATCAGGACAACCAGTGGTTTTAAATATTTCAAGTGAGGGTGGCGATGTATTCGAAGGTTTGTCTATGGCGGACCTTATATCTGCTTATCCTGGTGAAGTTACTGCTAAAGGTATTGGCATTGTCGCTTCCATTGCTACTGTTGTAATGTTAGCAGCGGACAAATCTCTTATGAGTAAGAATGGTTTCTTTATGATCCACAACTGTTGGGGAATGTCTATGGGCAATAAGGAGGAGATGCAGAAAATGATTGACTTGTATGAGAAGGTAGATGAGCAGATGTTGAACATCTATGTCGCTAAAATTAAGAATTCTGGTAAGTTAGTCGATGGGGATATAAAGAAGACTAAGAAAATGGTCGCAGAAATGATGACAGCAGAAACCTGGATGACTGCACAAGAGGCTTATAACTATGGCTTTATTGATGGTTATATTGAAGAGCAGCCTAAAGACAAGAAATTGGAAACTTTGGCTTTCGCTTCATTAAGACCTGACTCTATTAATAAATTTAAAAACATTCCAAAAAAAGTGAAACTTATGAACGAAAACAAATCACTCGTTGAAAAGATAGCCTTAGCATTAGGTCTTTCTGTAAGAGCAGAAGAGATTGAAATCGAAAAGGAAATTTCTTTAGGAGAGGAGAAGAAAAACGAAGAACTTGACGATATGGACAAAGTCGTTGAGGAGAAAGACAAAATGATCGAGGAACTTACCAAAAGATTAGCAGAATTAGAAACCAAAATGGGTGCTATGACTGAACAAATCGAAGGTATGACCAAAGAAAAAGAGGAGGTTGTGGCTAACGCTTTAGCAAAGACTGTAAGCGGTAAAGTTGAAAACAACGCTCCAAAAGTTAAATCACTTCAACACGAACAAATCCACGCTGCTGGACAATTCGTAATGAAACAAATTCTTAAACGCTAATTATTCACAATTAAAATCTAAAAAAAATGCCTTACAATTTAGATAATAACTTCGTAAATGGTGCTACTGAAAGTATATACATTGCACCAACAAACCCTACTGCCAATCCTGGTAATGCTGAAACTTTGAAAACTCAAGGTGACTGTTGCTCAACTCCTTTCACATTTGTTGTGGATTTGGAAGTTGATGGCACTGACTTGGTTGCGACAATCACTTCTCCTTCTGCTGGATTGAGATACATCAAAGTAACTGTTACTGACGGACTTGGCAACTTTGCTTCCAGAGTAGACACTACTTCTCCATTTGGCCCTATCACTGTTGATGCTTCAGGCTTAACATTTGGTGGAACTTGGCAAGTGGCTATCACTGCTGAAGAAGACGGTGAAATATTTGTTACTTGTGCTTGTATGATGACAGTAAATACTACCATTTTGGGAACAAATGGTTCAATTGCTGAAATCGACACTACATTCACTCCTCCTGCTCTTTAATCTTATTTAATCACTTACAAAATCATAATTAAAAATATGGCAACTGTAGAAAGCGGACAATTCGCAATAAACTTAATCGGTTCACAAGCACAAGAACTATTGCTTAAACCGATATTCTTTGACGCTAATGTTGAAGAAATCTTTGACACTATGGTATTAGTAAACAAGAAGCAAAATCTTGCTTATGCTGACACTATGGTTAACTTACTTCAAAACACAAACACTTGTGGATGGACTCCAAAAGGTAACTTTGCAATCTTTGACAGATGTATCGAGACTGAATTAGTAAAGGCTAATGTTGAACTTTGCTATGATGAATTTGCTGACACTGTTTACAAGCAATTGATGAAGAAAGGTACTGCTATGGATGACCTTGCCGGTACTATCTTTATGGATTTATTACTTGAAAGAATGGTTCAAGGTGTTAAGAAAGATGTTCTTTTGGGTGCATTCTTTGGTGACAAGGCTTCCAATAACACAGATGTAAACTTTGTAGACGGTATGTGGTCTGTATACATTCCTCAATTAGTTTCTGCTAATATGATTCCTTACATCAACTCTAACTCTGGTACACCTTTGACTGCAGGTGATGGTATTGATTTATTGAACGCTGTTTACGAAAACGCTTCTAACGTACTTCAAGCAACTCCTGAAGGATCAAAAGTATTCTTAGTTTCTGCTAATGTTTACAGACAATATTTGAAAGACCTACAAAATGCAGGTGTATCTTCAAATATGCACTTAGAACTACAAATAAATGGTGCTTCTGCTTTATCATTCAATGGTATTGAAGTGAAGCCTATGTACGATTGGCAAGGTTATGCTCAGGCATATCAAGGTATCTCTGATGCTAACTATGTTCTTTACACAGAAAGAAAGAACTTGGTGTTAGGAACTGACATCAACAACTTCCAAAATCAATTCGATGCTTGGTTTGACAAAACTGAAGATAAATTGAAAGCAAAAATCAAATTCTATCTTGGTTTCAACTACAAGTTCAATGAATTGATGGCTGTTGCGTACTAAAATTTTTTCACAAAATAAAAAACATATAATATGTCTTGCTTAACAAATGGTTTATCACTTTCCTGCTCCACAAGTTGTGCTGGTGGTTTGGATAAGTTCTACCTGGCAAGTATTGACGATGTCGCTTCCCTTACTTTTGTTAGTGGGGAAGTAACTGTCATTACTATGGTGGGTGCTGCTTCTTTCTATGAATTCACTCCATACCAGGAGACTGGATCTTGGACTGAAACATTAGAGAGAACAAACTGTAACACAGTTATCAATCAAACTTTAGTTGGCACTTTCCCTTGTCACTCACAAGATACGAGAGATGCTATTGCAGAACTTCAGGCTTGTTGTTGTGGTTTTGTAGTTATCCACGTTGAGAATGGTGGTGGCAGATGGATTTGGGGTACTACAAATTCTTTAACTAATGCTGGTATTGGTTTTCCTGCTCAATTGACAAATGTTGAGACTACAACTGGTACTGCTATCAATGATCAGAACCAAGCAACTGTAACAATTACAGCAAGAACTACAATCCAAGCCTACCCATTGGCTACTGCGACTGTAATTCCTTAATATTTCTCTTGGATTTCTATACATTAAAGGGGTGCTATTAGCAATAGTGGCATCCCTTTTCAAAATTTAAAAACTATGTTTAAAGTTAAAGAGTCATTTTTGAATAATACAGCATATTGTGCTAAATTCAAGGTAGTATTAAAAGATGCAACACAAGAACAATTGGAACATCTTTATCACTTAGGAGTCGATTATATTACCACAACCAAAAAAGTAAAAAACAAGCAGTATGACAACGCCAAGACAACAGAAGAGAGTCAAGACACAACGCAAAAATACACAGATTTCACAGAACTCGGTCCCGAATGTTAATGCCTATACAACTGTTCAGTTAGGCCTGGCTCCTTTCCTTGCAGATGACATATTTGCAGAACCTACAAAAAGGTTTTTAGACCAATCTGTAATTGAATATATTCCTTTTCAGACTTATGACTTATGGGCATTGGATAGAATTCAAGCCATTTGTAATAATTCAAGCACAACGGCCTCTATCATTCAACAAAAAGTATCTTACTTTATGGGTGATGGATATTTTTCTGTTGCTGCTGCGACAATGGATCCTCTCCCATCGATAAGAAAGCAAAAAATCCAAGAACAAAATTTAGATATTGTTGATGAACTTACGTTAAATAACTTCTTAAAACAAGTAAATGCTGAAGGGGAAAACATTGATGAACTTACGAATAAAATTATTACAGATTTCAATAACTTTGGCAATGCTTTTATCGAGATTTGTAAGATAAAAGTAGGCAATACAAGAAAATATCAATTAAGACTTTTACCTATCACCTGGTGTAGACCTAAAAAAGCAGGAAGGTATCAGTTAAACCCTACTCATATAGGTGTTACAAGCGAATTTGAACAGCCCTGGTATATAACCCCTGAAGCACCAATCGACTATCCTATCTTTCCAAAATTCGAAGTAATTGACGGTGTAGAAAAATCAATCTTCCATCTAAAGAATTATGATAGTACATTGATGTATTGGGGGTTACCTGAATGGGTTGCTGCTAAAATATGGGCAGAAATAGAATACAGAATCCCTAAATTTAATCAATCCAAGTTCGAAAATGGTTTCACTCCTTCCGCTATTGTTAATCTTTATGGCTCTACTAATCAGGAAGAGGCGCAAGAATTAGTTGCTGCAATGAAATCCTGCTTTACTGGTACCGGGAACAACAGTAAGATGTTTATCCAGGCATTGAGAGATGAGACATATAAGGCAGATGTACAGATATTGTCTAATCAAAACGAGGGCGAATTCTTACAATTGCAAAAAATGGCACAAGAAGCCATAGTAAGTGCTCACAGATGGACTATTGCTTTGACTGGATTGAGACAACCTGGTAGTTTAGGAAGCAATCAAATGATACGATCTGAATTTGAAATCGTTTACAATACTGTTATCAGACCAATGCAAAGGATGTTTTTGGGTAAGTTTTTGAATCCTGTTATCCAGGATGCAGGTATTTGGTTGGGTAATAATTGGACTAACATTGCTTTGGATATTGCTAAACCAACTCCAGTATCATTTATGGCAGATTTGACAATAGATAAGGTATTGACACAAGACGAACAAAGAGCGGAATTAGGATTTGCACCATTACAACAAGAACAAAACACAATAGAAGATGCAACTAATTAAACCACAAGAAGTAGTAAATACTGGTATTTATAGAGCGGCTCCAGTAAATGCCAGGTTTGACATCAATCAAATTGCTCCTCACATACAAAGTGCAGAGGAGAGACATTTGATACATCTGTTAGGGAGTGCATTGTATAATGATATGGTCGCTAATCAAAATCCTTTGGTAAGTAACTACAATCCAGATGCAGGTGCTTTAGTTGACAAATTTCCATCAGATCCGAACTATGAAACATTGTGGACCTTATACCTATTGAGATTTAATTCTTATATCGTATGGTATGAGGCTTTGCCATTTATTGTAATGAATGTTACAAGCAAAGGTATCTTCCAAAACGATAGTGAATTTGCACAGAATGGAGGTATGAGTGCTTTAAAGTTTATGCAGGACACAATGATGCAAAGAATGGAAAATCTAAAAGATATTATCCAGGACTATCTTTGTCAAAATAAAGCCTCTTATCCTTTATTCAACAGTAAACACTGCCCTTGCAATAGTTGTGGAAGTTGTGAGGATGAGTGTGGATGTGGTAACAATAGTCACTGGTGTAATTGTGGTTCTTATGGCATGTATGGCTTCTGCAGAACTTGTAAAAGACAAAAGAATAATTCAACAAATATAATCTTCTATTAAAATGATCATAGTTAAATTAACCAATGGAAATGTCATCCTAAAGGATGGTTCAGGAAACGTAGTAAAACGCCTTGTAAGCGATTCTTTTATTCAATGGACTTCTGATACTACTGTCGATGTTTATGCGAATAGTGACAAAATTACAACGCTTGTGACTACTGAAATAACTGGCACACAGATAGAACCTGCTGCGGTAGTTCCATTTGCTGGTAATGCTTACGATTTGTTGGATTTATTATCTGACTCTTTTTTTTTTAGGGTAACTGGCGGTGGTGGATCACAGAATCTTACACAAGTTTTAACTGTTGGTAATTCAGCAGGTAATCTCGATATTATTGATGTAGATAAACTTGGATTCAATACTTCCACAACAGATACGGCAGGTGTTGGTGAATTGGTATGGAATAATACTGATGGCACTTTAAATTTAGGCTTAAAAGGTGGCAATGTTACTTTGCAAGTTGGTTTAGAGAATGTTGTTATAATAGTAAATAAGACAAATTCCAATTTGCTTAAAAGTGAGTATAAGGTAGTTAGAATTAGAACACAATCAGAAGGTGGAGCAGCAGGACAAAGACTTGCAGTTAAATTAGCACAAGCAGATACAAATGCAAACCATAGTGGGATATTAGGATTAGTAATTGAAAACATAAATAATAACCAGGAAGGATTTATCACTACGTTTGGATATATAAGAAATATTAATACTACTGGTTCATTACAAGGAGAAACTTGGAGTGATGGTGATGTTATTTGGTTATCTGATACTGTTGCAGGTGGATTAACAAATATAGAACCTACAACGCATCCAGTTCAAATAGGATGGGTTACTTATGCTCACGCAAACAATGGTAAAATATTTGTAAAGGTACAAGATGGTTTGGATGAATTAGGAGAATTACACGATGTTAATTTTTCCACTACACCTGCAAATGGCGAAATATTACAATACAACGGATCAACTTTAAAATGGGAGAATACAGTACCAAAAATTCAAGTATTAGCAACAGCCTCTCCCAATATAACGCATACCGGCACAACAAATAATACTTTGATATATTCCAAGTTGATTGATGCCAATGTTGTTGGAACTGGAGACACTATTCAATTTAGTACAAAGTTTACTAAACCTGCAGGATCAGCAGCAAACACAACGGTAAGGCTTTATATTAATACAAGTGCCAGTTTAAGTGGTGCGACACTATTAGCAACCTATGTAACTACTAATTTAAATGGTAGGTTTTTTTTAGTGGAAAGAACTGCCAATGTCGATGGGGCAACAACAAACTTTATTGCTGCTACTTCAGGAGCCTTAACAGATAGTGCTTCATTGTCAACTGTGGCTTTCAGTGATGTAAGTATAGACTGGACAGTAAATCAATACATAATTGTTGCTATTCAGTTGGGAAATGCAGCAGATAGTACAAGTTTAAGATTAGTAAATGTTATATTAAATAAAACAGTATAAGTATGAGATTATTACAAGAGATTTTTATTAGTGGCAATGAGATATATATTAATGGAAAACATCATACATTAAATATGGATTTCTGCCAATATGTAGACAATTTTTCTATCCACGTTTCATTGGATGAAAATAACAATATCACATTGTTTGAATGTGGATATACTATTGTTAATGGAGATATGGCAACAGATGCCTACTCTTTAGCATCTTTGTTCGGATTAACTATTGATAACCTATCCTAAATTTTTTATATGAGTCATCACGGAATGGTCGATGTTGTTTCAGGTGCTGCATTACTTTTGTTCACTGGAGGCATTATTAGCGAAATAGAAATAATTAAAATTATAAGTAGTTTTGGAGTCCCTGCTGTTTTATACTTTTGGTTAAGAGACACAAAGGAACAGATGAAAGACTTAAATGCGACATTCTTAAAGGAGCAGCAAAACATCCGTGATGATCATCATAAACACCTGGAAGAAATACGGTCAATGTTCGAAAAGAATAACTCAAAGTTGGAAACAACAATTAGAGATAAGGAGCAAATAATTAAACTTCTTAAAGATCAATACCAGGACTAAAAAATAAATAAATATTTTTTCTCAAAAGATTTGATAAATGTATAAATAAGTTTATATTTGTATTCGTTATTACATTTTTAACCAATACAAATCAAATTTATTATGCAACCATTCAATCACTTACCAGAGTACAAACAAAAAGCATTTATTGAACTTTATGGAGAATATGTCAAAGATATGTTCTTCCATATCGATGGTGCTAATGTACAAATGCTGTCATTAGTTAAATCATTAACTATGTATGAATTAAACATAGATGACCTTGATCTCGATGACAAATTAGAATTAGGCCTTGATGACAATGAAGACCACGATGACAAAACCTTTTTTCAAGTGATAAACCAAGCAACTAATACTTACACTCTTATCCAAATTAAATAACCAATAAAATTATCAAATTATGAAAAACGTAAATGAACATCTAATCCAAAGTGAAACAATCACAGAACTGGTTAAGGCCCTTGTAAAATTTCAAGGGTTATTTCAAAACGCCAGTCTTAAAAAAGATGGAAAAAATGCTCACTTAAAAAATGGGTATGTAACCTTAGACAATTTACTTGTAACTATTAGACCTATGCTTATCGAATGCGGTCTTGTGATCTGCCAGGATATGACTGGGGACTTCCTATCCACTACAATCTATCACACAAGTGGTGAATTTAGAACATCAATGATGCCTTTCTCTCCAATGTCAGGCAACAAGGGAACCAATGCTCTTCAGGATATGGGAGGTGGGATTACTTACGCAAAGAGATATTCTTTGTCTGCCATCTTATGTATTAATGTCGATACTGATACGGATGCCATTGGTGCTCCAATCCAAAAGGAACAATTGACCTACCAAAAAGAAGTACCAGAAGACAAATGGGAGAAGGTATTCAACTGGGTAAAGGAGAAGCCATTGGTACGAATTTCAGAAGCAATGAAGATGTATAAGTTGACATCAGAGCAGAAACAAGAATTGTCTAACCTTATTTAATCGATTAGCAATGTTTAGAACATATTTCAGAGCCAGTAATGAAGGAAACGATTTTGTAGAAAATGTTCAATATTTAGTCAAGAGCCTCAGAAATGGGGTTTCTTGTACTAAGTTGGAAGCGGCTTCTGCTATTTTTGAAACTTTTGTAGAGGGTAAATGGTCCACAAAGGATTATGAGAAGTTAGTCACAAGTTCATACTTTGTTCCTGACGATATTAATCCTGGTAAATTGATACAGATTGCCATAAAGGACAGTACAAATGATTTTATCAATCGGATTCCTGCTCCATATCAAATGAGAAAACCATTAAAGTTTAACGCTATTTTGGAATGGATGTCCACAGAGAAAAACAAAAGGATATACTTAAAGTATATACTTTTTAAGGCTATGGATTTAGAATCAGAAAAAATAAATTATTACACAAAAGGCGAAAAAAGTAAATATAAATTCTTATTTTGAGTTAGAATTATATTTTGGTGTAGGAGTCAAATTATAGTTTAAAGAAATATAACCCAATTACGAGCCTTCGAGGTGTTGTGTATCTCCTACTACACACACTTTTGGAGGCTTTTTTAATTTTATGAGATACAATTTATTTATAAATCAAAAAGCGATAATTGATAGCAAATTAGATATTGACATCTATGATGCTCACATCCTTTCTTTTATTTCTCAATGGATAAAATGCAGTGATGTTAAAAAGATGTTGCAAGGTAATACCAATTACTATTGGATATCTTATAAGTTAATAATGGCTAATTTGCCATTATTAAATATAAAAAAGGATACTGTATATAGAAGACTAAAAAAAATGTCTGAAATGGGAATTATTACTCCACACCAGGACAATCAAATAATGGGTGCTACTTACTATGCAATAACTGAAATATTTTCAATTTTAACCTACGGATTAACATCCGAACCTACGGATACAAATCCGACCCCCTACGGATATAAATCCGAACCCCCTACGGATGAAAACCCGAACCCCCTACGGATTGAAATCCGTACCCCTACGGATGTACATCCGAACAATAATATATATAATAATAATAATAAGAATTATAATATAATAAATGATAATATTAGTAAAGGCGATTTTGACAAATCTGTGGTTGTTAAGGAAGATAAAAAAGTAAAGAAAGAAAAAATTGTTTTTCAATATTTTTATCCTGAAAGATTTTCTCCCTATCTTATCGAAACACTAAACCAATATTTCAAATATCGTAATGACATTAAAAAACCATACAAGTCACAACAAGCAATAGACCAGAGAATAAAAACTTTAGATTCCTGGTTAACCCATTTCACAGAAGACGAAATAATTCAATCAATCAATAACAGCATTGCCAATCAATGGCAAGGTATTTTCGAACCTAAAAAATCAAATCAAAATGGAACTGCTAAACCAAAACTCACAACAAGCGAATTCGTTGCTAAACTTAAACGAGAAATCAAAGGACATTAAATCAATATTCGAAGAGATGTTCTTAGGATCAAACAACCAAATCAAAGACACAGACAAAGAGGTGAATATGGATTTTATTATCGGTAGCCTTATCAATGCTTGTGAGCAATACTTTGGATATAGTCCTGACAGTGAAAGAAACATCCTAAAGGAGTGCTACTATTTCATTGAACGAAACTTTATGACATTAGGACCTAATGAGATACCAGTAGCCTTTGAGTGTGCTGCAATGAAAAGATTTGAATTTGACATATACAAATATAAGAGAATGTCCATCACTTTTATTGCGGACCTATTGACAGCCTATTCCAAGTACAGAAACATTTTGTTAATGGAAAAACTTAACAAAGTTGACAACACCAGTTCTAAAACTTATGAAGAGATAGACAGACTAAACTTGAGAGCACGAATACACGCAATGGCTGTAATGAATGATGCCAAACATAAACTGGAAGAGAATGGAGAAGCAGTCTACTCCGAGTACCAGGAAATACCAATGTACTTTGGGAAGATACTAAAAGAATTTGGTAAGATAGACTTTCCGAGAGAAGTCAAAAAGCAAATGTATGAGAAAGCCAAAAAAGATGCTCTTCGTAACATATCCTCTGGTAGGAATTCTTTTAATGCCTATGCAGCAGAATCCGCCAGGAAGCAAACTAAAAATATACTCTCCGGTATTGAGTCTCCTGATCACCAACGGAAGACAGAATCTAATTATGCGAAATTATTTGTGTGGTATTATATCACTGGATTTGTAAACTAATCTTATGTACATAGTAGAAAAAGGTGAATTTATAATTATCAAAGGTAAACTACTGGAGGAATGTACCAGGATAGGAACAGAAAGGTACGAAACCAACAGAGCAAACAATGTCAAAGAACAGATTTATGCAAAGAGAGATCCTTTAGAAATTAGTATTCAGGGAGTGATAGTTGAAATGGCTACATCGATTATGTTTAAATTTGCCGTTTGCGACATTAAAAATACACGAGTGAACTCAGTATATACCGATAGGGGAGATATGGTCTTAGAAGGCAAAAGAATTGATATTAAAGGGCCATATGGACACGATAAGCCTTTAATGATTAGGGAACATAGTCTAAAAAACCCATCAGACATCTATATTTTGTCAACAATTGAAAAATATAAGGATGCTTGGAAGGTAATTTTTCAAGGTTCTATCCCATTGCATCTGCTGAAAAAAGATAAACACAAAAAATTTATATTCAATCAGAACTTTTACGAGATACAACAGTCTGAATTACTGCGATTAGATGAATCCTTAGCCCTATAAATGATTAATATTATATGCAATTACTCTTATTTACGTTACTTTTGTCTATTATAAGTGACAATTATATCGAAAAGAATATATTTAAAGCCAAAATAATGGAATCTATTACTGGCATTCCTGCTTCCATACAGTTAGCACAAGCAATAATCGAAAGTGGAGGAGGGAAAAGTCGAATATCTATACATTCCAACAACCATTTTGCTATTAAATATTATCCAGGTGCTCCAATGAAAACTACAAATACTTACTTTGTAGACAGAAACAATATCAAATGGAGGTCTTACCAATCTGTTTGGCATTCTTACCTGGATCATTCTATCTTCCTCTCTTACCATTACCCACAACTAAGATACCAATCGGTTACAACTTGTAACCAACTGAAAGGATATGGCTCAAAGAAAGAATACTGGAAGCACGTACACAATTACATCATTAAACATAAACTATACTTATATGATTCTTATCGGAATTGATCCTGCATTCAGGGAAAATGGATTTGCTGTTTGTACAATATTATGCACAAAAAAAGAAGTGAGATTTGAAATAATGAAAGACTTCAAAGACTTTTTAAACTTTGCTAATTTTTTACATCACGCTTATTCAAGACAAGAATTATTTATTTGTGTAGAAAATTCAAATCTACAAAAAGCCTCATTCGATACTACTGGCTCCAAGTTAGTAGTGGCAAGAAAATCACGCAATGTCGGAATGAATCAGGCAGTATCACAAATAGTAGTGGATACACTAATTGCAGGAAACTACAAAGTGAAAGAAGTCTCTCCATTGGCAAAAGGTACTAAATGGGACCACAAAACAACACAAGCCATAATGGACCAGGAAAAGTACCTGGTGATTAATTACAAAGGACTAAAGACAGAGCAGGATAAAAGAGATGCTTTTAAATTAGCCTTATTAAATTTAAAATTTGTTTAAAAATGTTTTGAATATTAATAATATTGTTTAATTTTACATAAAGTTATAAAAATGAGAGAATCAAATTTACTCTATTTATTATTCCAAAAGGAAGTCAGTATTGATGGCGATTTCTACTATTACACTTTAGATATTGCAAACGGATTGTCATTAATTTCTAATGATTCTGATGAAGCAGAAAAAGAAGGGTGGAGGGTATTTTTATTTAATACAGATCCAGTCATTGAATTCACTACAAAATATCAAATTTGGGAATTTATAGCATTAATAGGCTCACTAAAGAAACACAATGAGAAAATCTAAAATAGACGATGTTGTCGTCACACTAATAAACAAGCAGTTTGAACTGGCAGGATATGACTTAACCTTTGAAGATGTTTCTGGTCGCAAGGATGACTGGTATAATCAATACACAATAACAGAGGAGAAGTATTACGAGTGGTTAGAATTTGGAGAGAAACTAATCCGTAAAAAGTTAAAATTTAGTGCAATCAAATGTAAAACTGAAATGTCAATGGTAGGTCTTATGTATGGACTTAAATTCAGAGATAATAAACAACCAGTATAAAAATCAAAACCAATGGAACTACACCAAATGTACATCACACCTTCTAACTTTGCCAAAATAATAGGTAAAGGCAAACAGCATCCATTCAACAAAACTGCATTGGAATATGCTGATGAAATTATTATGGGAAGTTTAGGAGTAGAGAAGGAGCAACTTAAAGTATGGGCACTTCAACACGGAGTAGAATACGAACCATATGCCATACAAAAATTTGAATGTAAAAACTTTGAGACAGTTCTTACACCTGAAAGAAGTATACACCACGCACTCATTCCATATATCAAAGGCAGACCAGATGGCATTGTAAACGATGAACATATTATCGAGGTAAAATGTCCATACAATCCGACAAACCATTTAAAGAACTTAACGGATTTCTCCTTTGATCCAATATCAGAACCAACAAACGAATATATCCAGGACTATTGGTGGCAGATGCAAGGTTATATGTGGATTACTGGAGCCAAGAAATGCACGTTTATATCTTTTGATCCACGTTACCCAGAGCCACTAAACTATACAGAGCAGGTAGTATTAAGAAACGAGCAAGACATTGAATTCTTAGCGGAAAGATGTAAGGAATTCTATCAATATTTGGTAGAAAGACAGTCACATATTTTAATATTATTCGGATGTAAATATGCCGAAGACATAGATGCTTAATCAATAAATCAATCAATAAACCAATGGAAAAACAATCACAAAAACAAGCGGTAAAATTTGCACTTAGACAGATGTCTGTAACCTTAGTAAAACTGAACACACTTAAAGGTACTGGCATAGACTTGACAGAATTCACAGATCCACTACTGTCTTGCATAGAAGATTTAATCTGTACATTTTTATCAGAGACAGAAGACCAATTCGAAAACAAACTGGAACTAATATCCAAGCAATTAAACGGAGAGAGCGAACATACAATTAATACATTAACTGAACAACTATTCAACAATGAAGGCTAAACAAGAGGAGACAATAATCTGCGAGAGATTCGCACTATCATTCCAGGAACTAAAGAAAAACCAAAGGATAAGTAAATCGACAATAGCAAATGAACTGGGGACATACTCTCATATTGTTGGGAAGTATACAAGAACTAATCTTCCTTCTATGTCATTCCTTTACAATTATTGCAAAAAATACAATGTAGATCCAGCGTTTATATTTGGATTCACAGATAAGATATTCCTTGAAACGAAAGAGGATGTAACTATTATTAAAACTTTAAAAACAGTAAGACAATGAGTAAATTCACAGTAACTGGGACAATCGTTGATGTACAACCAGTAGAGCATTTTGAGACATTCAAAAAGAGAAACTTCACAATCCAAACAGAGGGAGACTATCCGACATTTATCACACTACAATTGTACAAAGATAATGTAGACAAGAATCCAGTAAGCGAAGGATTAAAAGTAACAGCATCCTGCAACGTAAAAGGATATAAGGGGAAGACTGGGTACTTCAATATTTTAGATTGTTGGAAAGTAGAGATTTAAAAATCGGACTATTATAAAAAGTATGACCAGGAGAAAACCAGTAGTGGTAACAATAGAACTAATCACTAAAGTAAAGGAATTGCTTAATGATTATATGTTTATCGAGATTAGCGATATGCTTAATATAAATGTATGCACTGTATCCAGGATAGTCAAAAAATATGATCTTAAAATAGGTGAAAAAGTATTACAGAGAAGAGAAGAAATTAAGAAAAAGAGCCAATTTAATAAAGGTCATATCTCACACAACAAAGGGAAAAAGATGTCTCCTGATGTTTATGAGAGGGTAAAGAATACGATGTTTAAGCCTGGACAAATTCCATACAATTCAAAGCCTATTGGATATGAAAGGATTTGCCCGGTAGATAAAATACTTTTTATAAAGATATCGGAACGAGGTCCAATGGTTTCTAAAAGCAGATATATTTGGGAACAGCACAACGGACCTATTCCTAAAGGAAGCGTTGTTTCTTTCAAAGATGGAAATAGATTGAACTGCGATATTGATAACCTATTTCTTACAACACAAGAAGATATTATGTTAAGGAACTCACTGCATAATCATCCTGAACTAAGAGATGTAAATAAATTAATTAAAAAACTTAAAAAAAGAATCCAAGATGCCGAGAAACAAGATTGATGATTTAAGAAATCACTTATTCGCTACACTGGAAGCACTGCAAGACCCAGAGCATCCAATGGAATTAGAGAGAGCGAAAACTATTGCCGATGTGGCTCAAGTGATTGTAAACTCTGCTAAGGTAGAGGTAGACTTTGTGAGAGTAACTGGTAGAGATGAAGGGAGTACAAGATTTCTCCTTGAGAGTAAGTAATGAAAAACCCCACAACCAAATGGAAGTGGGGTGAATCAATTAATAAGACTGCATTTTATCAAAAGAACTTTTTCTGAAACAAAAATACAATAAATTCTTAAATTATGAAACAAGTATATCTAAAATTAATAATCGATTCTAATATTATGACAATAATCCTAACCATTTGGTATGCTTACCTTATCGTTTCCATTGCTGCAGGTGTGATCGTATTCAAAGACAATATCAAAGTATTCTTAGCCAATAGGAGAAGATGGGTAAAGAACAAACACTTATTCGCTTATGCTTTGATTACCTTACTACCTTGTCTTGCAGCAGGATTATTCTGGCCATTATTCTTAGAATATCCAAAAATCAAACAATGAGGCAAGACATAGGAAAAGACATTTACAACCTGGCACTGGAAGTAATAGCCAGTCATAAGGATAACGGTGTACATTTAGAAGTAAATAGTGAGAAGCAATACGAGGACCTGATAAAAACATTGTGCAAAATAGCAGTTGACTTCTCTTACGATTGCAGACTAAACGATGTAAACAAATATGTCTTTAAAAAAATGAAGGATAAAATTGATGAACTTGAAATAACTATTGAAAAATGATGAGATCAGATTACAAAACAGCATTCACGATAATTTTAGTTATCATAATAGCCAACTCACTACTATTATTTTTTGTATCTTCATTGCACAGGAAGGAGGATAATATGAAGCAGTATTTCGACTATGAGGATAGATACAGAGACAGCCTATACAAAGTATTGATTGATGTGAGAAAAGAGCGTATAGAGGTAATAAAGTCTATTGACAACCTAAAAGCCGAAATAAGTAAAACAGATAAAGAGATTAAAGAACGAATAACCAAATTAAACAAAGATGAAAAGATATATTCTAACTGGGGTGATAGTAGCACTTCATCTATCCTCGATGCTCTTAGGGCAAAATAGAGAGATAAGGCAACAAATTATAAATACTGATACGTTCTTTGTAATGAATCGACAGTATGCACAATGGGTATTGAGTAAATTCGATACCCTTGAATACGTTAAGCGTAAATTAGACGATAGTAAAGAGATAATTGGTATGCTAAACAATCACACTATCCTGCTAAATGAGACAATCACAAAGCAAACAGATGCTATAAAAGCCTATGAGATAGAGGTGAGTGAGACTAACCATTTGATTGATTCATACAGAAGGGCAGAAATCATAAACAACCAGGTGCGACAATCCTTAGAAAAGGAAAAGAAAAGGAAAAGTCTATGGAAGGGATTGGCATTCTTAGGGATCGGTTCAACTGCCGTAGCAACAACAATGATACTAATAATATTAAATCCATAAACTATGCCTATACCAACACCAAGACCAACGGAAAAAAAGAAAGACTTTATCGAGAGATGTATGTCAGATGAAATAATGACAGCAGAGTACACAGATGTACAGCAAAGAATGGCTATCTGTCAAGTACAATTTAGTAATCATATGCTCGATGGGTACGAATCAATTATGAACACTGATAAAAACAAAGACAATGATCAAAAACACTAATATTATTCAGGTAAGTAAACTGATAGAAAACAAAGGACAAATTGAAGGAGTACCAAAGAATCCACGTTTTATAAAAGATGATAGATTTGAAAAATTAAAAACATCAATAAATGACAATCCAGAGTTTTTATATCTAAGAGAAATTGTAGTTTATCCTCTCAAAGACAAATTTGTTATTGTAGGTGGTAATATGAGATATAAGGCTTGTAAAGAATTAGGATTTAAAGAAATACCTTGTAAAGTGTTAGAAGAGAATACATCAATAGATAACATTAAGGCATTTATAATCAAAGACAATGTCGGATTTGGAGATAACGACTGGGAATCTCTTGCTAATGAATGGGACCAGGAAGATTTAATGAATTGGGGTATGGAGATACCTGAATTTGAAAAACCTGAAGTTTTAGAAGCAGAAGAGGATGAGTACGAAGTACCAGAACAAATTGAAACAGACATTGTATTAGGAGATTTATTCGAAATAGGTGAGCACCGATTGCTTTGTGGGGATAGTACGGACATTGATAAGGTAGAACTACTAATGAACGGACAAGAAGTAAATTTATTAACCGACCCTCCTTATGGAATCAATGCAAATAAACAAACATTAGGAACAGGAAAGAAAAAGTTTCATAGAGGAGATGATTGGGATGTGGAAGTACCTGATTTTTATTATGTATTAGAATTAGTAAACAAAGCAATAATTTGGGGAGGTAATTACTTTGCTAATAAACTTCCAATAAACAACGATTGGTTATGTTGGCATAAAAAAAATGATGGATTAAGTTTTAGTGAATTTGAACTTGCTTGGACTAATTTAGGAAAGAATTGCAGAATGTTATCACATCACTGGGGAGGAGAAACAAAAGAACATCCTACTATGAAGCCATTAAAACTAATGGAGTGGTGCATTAATTATTTAGATGATAAACCAATTTTAGATATTTTCTGCGGTTCAGGCTCAACAATGATCGCCTCCCACCAACTAAAACGCAAATGCTACGGAATGGAATTAGACCCGAAGTATTGCCAAGTTATTGTGGACAGGATGAGAAAACTTGATCCGAGTTTAGTTATTAAAAGAAATGGTATCGTAATTTGATAACGAGAAAAAAACGAGATTATGGGAAAAGAAGATAATCTAAAAAAATTTAGTTCAGAATATCAACCAGAGAAAAACGGTAGACCAAAAGGAAGTAGGAATAGAAGCACTATAATCAGAGAATGGTTACAAGTTGAGCAGAAGTTTAAAAATCCTATTACTGGTAAGGATGAGATATTAGAGCAACAAGATATAATGACTCTTGCATTAATAAAAAAAGCCAGAGAAGGAGATGTTTCTGCTTATAGAGAGTTAATGGATGGGTGTTATGGAAAGATAGATAATAATGTCAAATTAACTGGAGATTTAACCACTAATAATTTACTTGAGATAGACTATACAAAGATGTCAATCGATGAACTCAACCAAATTGAAAATATTGCCCTTAGATATCTCAAAAATCCGAGCAGCGAAAGCACAGAAATCATTTAAAGATTTTGTGTTATTAACAAAAGAAGATTACCAGGTAAATTGGCATTTGAATCTCCTTATGGACTATCTTCAGCAATTCGCAGAGGGTAAGATAAAGAAGTTAATGGTGTTTATGCCACCACAGCATGGGAAGTCTGAACTTACATCCAGGCGTTTACCTGCCTATCTATTGGGCCGCAATCCCAAACTTAAAATCATTGGATGTTCTTACTCTTCTGACTTAGCGACATCATTCAATCGAGATGTACAAAGGATTATTGATGATCAGAAGTACAGTGAAATCTTCCCTGACACTACTTTAAACGGAGGAGGTGCGAAAGCAAAAGGTAGTTACTTGCGTAACTCTGATATGTTTGAGATAGTAGAGCACAGAGGCTTTTACAAGTCTATTGGTGTTGGTGGCTCCCTTACCGGTACTCCTGCCGACATTGGTATCATTGATGATCCAGTTAAAGATGCTATCGAAGCAGAATCCATTACATATAGAAGCAGGGTGTGGGATTGGTTCACACAAGTATTTTTGACAAGGTTACACAATGACAGTCAAATCATAGTAACACAGACCAGGTGGAATTTGGATGACTTAAGCGGTCGGATATTATCACGAATGAACCACGATAACTCCTGGACAATCTTATCCCTTCCTGCTATCAATGAAGGAGTGACAAGTATACACGATGTAAGAGAGCCAGGCGAAGCACTATGGGAGAGTAAGCATTCGTTAAAACGATTGATGGAGATTAAGGTAGCAAATCCGAGAGCCTTCCAGGCACTATACCAACAAGATCCAAAACCATTTGAAGGTGGATTGGTCTTCTCTAAATGGAACAGCATATCACTGGAAGACTTTAACCAGGTGAAAGGATTGGATGGGTACGGAATGGACTTTGGTTATAATGATCCGACTGTCTTATTGCACGTTAAAATAGATAAGGCCAATAAGAAATTATACATTAACGAGAAGTTGTATAAGTCTAATTTAACAAGTGAAACGATTAGAAACGAAATGATACGATTAGACATTTCTAAAAATACACGTATAATTGCTGATAATGCACGACCAGAGATAATAGCGGAACTGCGAAAGGTATTCAATATGAAGCCAAGTACAAAGGGTGCTAATTCTATTTATTATGGAATACTTAAAATATTAGAATTTGAATTGTATATTACACGAAATTCACACAATGTGATTAGAGAGATAGGTTCTTACAGATACAAAGAAGACAAGGATGGGAACTTCTCCAATGAAGTGGTAGAGGTAGACGATCACAGTATGGATGCTCTTAGATATATAGTGAGAGATTTGGTCGATGGAGATAAGGGTGTTTTAGCATTTGGATAATACAATAATATGGACATACACAAAGCAATAGAGATTTTAAAAGAATATTACGAACACAAAGAAGGTAAGTCATTACGAGGACCAGGTAAACATATGGTATCATTAGCCTTTAAAAGATTATTTAAATATTATGAAGAGAATATTCAACCTAAACAAGTTTAGTTTTGCACAGATGACATCCAACAGTGATGGGAAGACAAGTGCTTCAGGAACTATGGGTGTATTGGTCTGCACAATTGGAACCTTGTGCTTTCTCATTGGATGCTTAGATAAAGTATTCATTAACAAAGACATTGATATTATCACACAAAGTATTATCTTTGTGGGTATCGGTGCAGGGTTGTTAGGATTGAGAAAAACAACGGCCGAATTAAATAACAATAAAATACAAGAAGATGAATCCAGAGGACAGTAAAATTTTGACAGATGCAATCGGTATGCTTACAAAGTATGCTGACTACAATTCACGTTCACTTTCTGCACAGATACAGAAGTATCTAAACGCAAGAAAACACGGTAACAGATTTGCTCCACAAACAATGAACAATGCAGGTATCTTAGAAGGTAGCAACAAGCCTAAAGATGTTATCGAGAAAGAGAATAGAATCTCTTTAATGGATGCCAAAAGAATGAGAGAACATGTTGAACAAGAAGTAGAGAAAACAGTTCGTAAAAGCAGAAAGAATGATAACACTATCAACGAGTAATAAGGATAAATTTGAATATCCTAATGAACTGAAAGATATAACGCTTAAAAAGTATTTGGATTTTCTTTCTTTGATTGATCCTACCAAACCACAAGTGTTGAAAGACATTGATGTCATATTACAACAGATTGATGAAGTAAAAAAGGAAAGTAAAGAGTACAAAGAGAAGGTGGCAGAACTGGAAGTGAAATTGGATAGCATTACGGACCTTGTAAAGTCACAACATATCTATCCATACTACGCAAGGGTGGTATCTTACTTTTCAGGATTGACAGAGGAGTATATCTTAGGCAAAGATGGTGGCGAAGGTATGCAAGTAAAGGCCTTAGAATGGTTGTATAATACAGTCATTAAGATATTCAACAACTTACCTGAAGTGGAATACGATCACATCATAGAACGCAATGATGAAGTGTGGTACTTGCCTACTCAATATATGAAGGATAGCACAGTAATTGAGTTTGCAGAGACAGCACAGTTCATAGCACAGATGCAAAGTATGGAAGCAGGGAACTGGTTTGCTATGCCTAAAGTTATGTGTGTCCTGGTGAGAAAGAAAGGGGAGCAATACCACGAAAGATTACTCAAAAGAGAGAAGGATTTTCTCGAATGGAATATGCTCGATGTATGGAGGGTATGTTTTTTTTTGCTGAAACAAATCGAGAAATCGCAAATAAGTTCGTTAATCTCTACAAACAGCCTTCGTTTGACGAAGTTAAAGCAGGAGTTGGAGTCCTTACAGAGCGATTCGGATGGTACCTCACCATTAAGCAATTAGCAGAAAGCGGAATATTTAACAGACCAGATCTCACTCCTTTGCATTCAGCAGAACAAGCGAACCTATGGGAAGCCTTTACATACCTTAGTTCTGTAGCAGAAGAAAATGCTTATCAAAACAGATATAGTGAGGTATTGAGTAAAAAGAAATAAGATTTTTAAGTATATCATACTTTTTTATCCTTAAAGTTTTGTAATTTACAGAAAATTTATAAGGATGAACATAGTACAAATATCGAACCTATTCAACCAAGTGTGTCAGAGCATCAATGTCTCTACTCCTGGTAGAGTGGGTTTTTATCATTTTGGGTGGTATAGTGATATCAACACGAATATCCAAAACAACTGGACTGGACAGAATACTGTCGGTAAGTTATATCCATCAATACAGTTCTTATATCCAACTGGATCACTTGAGATAAAAGAGAAAAGATTCACCAATACTTTGAGATGCACGATAGTGTTTAGTGATTTGCAATACTACAATAATGATGGCACGATTAACCAGAGAAGTATTATTGAGGTGTTCAGAGATTTGGAATCCTTAGCAGCCAATGTCTTTTCAGAGTTTAACAGAGTGGGAAGAACTGCTCCTTATCAAATAGGTTTTCAAGGTCCAGTAACAACGGATTACATTAGTGATCAACACAATGACAGTTTGTGTTTATTGAAATGCGATTTTACGATATGGTATCAAATGGACTGCCCTATTGATGTAGTCGACATTGCTAATTTGCCTAATAACTTTAACGATATTCCTCCATCTATTAACGATTACGAATTGCTATGAGTAGAGTAAAATTTGTTGCTAAGTCTCCTGATATGATAGACTTTGAAGAGATTGTTTTTCCAGTTACGGAGATTAGACAGATAAAGCCTCACGAATACAGAGGGTTTAATTTTGCTAAATTGATAACTATTTACAATGCTGAATACACGTTAAGGATGACAGCAGAAAAAGCCATAGAGAGGTTAAATAAAAAA